TCGGCATCGTCTACTTCCTGGTGGCCCGCATCGACCGCCGCCTCGAAAAGCTTGAGCAAGGGCAGACGGACATCAAGGTGGCCCAGGCCCAGTTCGCCCAGCGGCTCGACGACCACATCGAGAGCCACCCGGGCCCGACCGAGAGGCTGGTGCGCTCGTAGGCTTACAGGCGGGGAAGCACCCGGGCGCCCGCAGAGTCTTGATCGTCTCGCCGCCGGCGCCCGGCCCCCCCGATTGGTGCGCCATAGACGTCTATCCGCCCTCGTTGTTGCCGCCCGGTAGGGCCACGATCAGGATGGCCAGGCCGCCGATGATGCCCATGGAGGCCAGCAGGTCGTCGTCGGGGCTCCGGTTGCGGACGTAGACGAGGAGGGCCAGGGCGAGCATGCCGGCGCATAGCACCAGCAGGTAGATGGTGCGCTTCTGGCCCCACTGCATGCCCTTGGTGAGCCGGTTCAGTGGTCCCACAGGCCGAGCCAGGTGTCGTTGGGGTCTTCGATGGCCCGGTCGGCGACGTCGCCCTCGGCGCCCTCGGGGACCAGGCGCCAGTAGGAGGCTTTGCCGCTGGCGATGAACCACCGCGTGCGGCCGTCGCTCGAGCGGATGAACACGTCGTCGCCCGGGGCCTGGAGGGCCATGGGGTGCCCGGGGACCACGGCGGCGCCCAGCCCGCGGGCCAGGGCGTAGCGGCTCTCCCGGTCGGCCAGGCCGGTGGTGCCCCCGTTGATGCGCTGGGTCGCCGCCACCACGTCGCCCGTGTCGGAGATGGGGTTGAGCCCGTGCGTCTCCCACCACCACGCCGAGATGCGGAAGGCGGGGGGGGGGTCGGCCGCCATGTCCGGCTGGTCGACCAGGGGCAGGTCGAGGGCGCCGGCGGCGTCGGTGTAGTTGTAGCGCCCGGTGACCTGGATGGGGCCGCGGCCCTTGTACTTCTGGCCGTCGCCGGGCTCGGTGTTGCCCAGGTCCTCGCGCCCTTCATAGGCGCTGCCGTCGGCAATCTCCTCGAAATAGGTGAGCGACAGCGATTCGTGGCCGGCTTGGGCCAGCCACATGGCCGAGCGCAGCTCGGTGGTGATGCCGTACTCGGCCATGGCTGCCTCCATCAGGGGCAGGTACTGGGTGGCCTCGTCCCGGGTCAGGCCGGGCATGGCCGCCATGAGGGTGTCGACGTTCACGTCAGTGGTCCCACAGGCCGAGCCAGGTGTCGTTGGGGTCGTCGACTATGCGGTCGGCGACGTTCGGTTCGGCGCCCTTGGGGATGGGCCGCCAATAGCTTTTCTTGCCGTCGGCGATAAACCACCGCACGGTGCCGTCGCTGGAGCGGATGAACATATCGTCGTCACCTCCTTTCGGGAGCTCTGGGGCTTGCGGGCTGCCGCCCTTGGCCATCTCGATCACGTCGTTGATGGGGAAGCCGGGCCCGCAGTCCCAGTGCCCGCCCCCACCGGAGCCGAGGTCCACGTGCATGCACACGCCGGTGCCGCCGCCTTGGGCCTGGGCCGCGCTCAGGCGCACGATCGGGATGCCGAAGTGGGCCGCCTCCTCGGCGATCCAATCGGCCACGTTGGCCAGCATGTTGGGGTGCCGGGACCATTCTTCGGGGCTCCACTCGGCGAAGGCGCACAGCTCCACCGACACACAGCTGGGGTTGTAGTTGGCCTGGGTCCAGGCTTTGTCGGCTCGCTCGACGTACTCGCCGATGACGCCCAGCTCGTCGTCGATGCCCACGTGCGAGCTGGCGCCCACGTCGCCCTGGAAGAAAGCGCCCAGGTCGCGGAAATTCCTGGCGCCCTCCGCTGTATGCGCCACGATGAGGCGCACGCCGGCCTCGTCCCGGTAGCTCCAGTTGGGCGAGCCGATCCAGACGCGCTCAAGCATCGGGGTCGTCGTCGGGGTCTTCGAGCTCGTCAGGACGCAGCTGCTCGGCGATGCGGGCCCAGCGCTCGTCCTGCTCGTCTTCGGGCGGTTCGGGATTTGGCCGCGGCCGCCGGTCCTCCGGACCGCGCCACTCCCGGTCGCCCCAGTTGTCAGGCACCTGGCGCCGTGGCCGGGAGCCGGTTCCCCTCGGCGTCGTAGTACAGGGCGGCCACCACCGGCCAGTTGCCCTGCACCAGCGACAGCAGGGCCTCGTCGGTGACCAGGCTGGAGTCGATGATGCCGTTGCCGATGTCGACGGACTCGGCCACCCCCGGGCCGGCGGCGGTCACCCGGGTGAAGTCAGGGCCCCGCCCACCCCGCAGGACGTCGTGGGCCAGGGCCACGTAGTCGGGGCGGGCGTCGTTGACGAAGATGCCGGCCTGCTCGACCGAGCAGGCCCGCACCCGGCCCTGGAAGCCGACGTCGCCGGTCAGTTGGTCTTGGGAGCGATAGCTCATAAGTGCCTCCTTTTCTAGGGGAAAAACTGGAAGAAGCCGCCCGGCGGTACATCAGTGAAGGTAAGCCAGATGTGGCCGTGCTCGTGCAGGGCGGCCAGCCGCCAGGCCGTGGCCGTGGCGCCGTTGCCCACCCAGGACGAGCCTCCACCCCCGCCGTGGTTATTGCCGCCGCCGCCGCCGCCCCAGTAGCCGGCGCCGCCCGTGCCGCCGGCGAAAGAAGCGCCCCCGCTGATCGAGTTGGCCGCCGAGCCGCTCATGCCGGGCATGCCCGGGGCCATGCCGGCGCCGCCGGCGGTCTGGGTGCCGCCGCCCCCGCCGGCCCCGGGCAACTGCCCGGCGGCCCCGTCGGGTGTACCCCCGTTGCCGCCGACGTTGGTGGTGCCGCCAAAGGCGCCGCCGCCGCCGCCGCCGCCCGCTTCGACCAGGAGCACGCCGCCCTTGGTGATGGCCGAGGCGGCCCCGCCGAAGCCCCCGGAGTCGATGGTGGGGGTGTGGCCCTGGGTGATGCTGTAGCCCCAGGCGAAGAAGGAGGTTTCGCCGTTCTGGCCCATGGCCGCCACCCACAGGTCCAGCGTTTCGCCCGCCAGCATGGGCACGGTGGCGTCCACGCAGGCGCCCAGGCCGCCCGGGGTCACGGGGTTGCCGGCGCCGGCCATGCCCATCCCGCCCGCCCCGGCCTGGACCGAGGCGGTGACGGTCTGCGGTGCGCCGGGCCGGCCCGGGCACAGCCAGCTCTGGACGGCGCCGGTGTAGTCGAACTGGAGGGTGGCCATTTTTCTAGTTCCTAGTAACCGATGGTGTCCGCCGCCAGCAGGACCCACACGCCGGCGCTGGCGTCGAAGATGAAGCCGAGGGTCATGGTCAGCCCGGCCAGCGACACGGTGGGCGGGGTGAACAGCCCGCTGGCGAAGTAGCCCGGCTCCCAGGCGATGGCGAAGGCGGCCGGGGTCCACATGCGGATGAGCAGCCGTTGGCCGTCGTAGCCGCTCCCGGCCGGGCCCCGCATGGCGAAGTCGGCCGGCGGGGAGGCGGCCGGGTTGCCCCGCAGGCCGACGTTGAACACGTCGGTGACGGTCACGTCGGGGGTGTAGTCGATGCCCGCCGGCGGCCAGACGGTGCGGGGGAAGGCCGGCCCGATGGTTATGTCCCCGGTGGTGGGGGTGACGACGATGCCGATCCCGGCCACCACGCTCCTCACACCGGTGTTGGTGACCACCACGTCGTGGTCGGGCTTGTCGACGGCGATGCCGGGCCCGGGGATGATCGAGCCCACCAGGCCGCCGGCCCCGCCCACGCGGAAATCGCGGCTGATGACGGCGCTGTCCAGGCTGGCCGAGCCGCCCGGGATGGTCAGGTAGTACAGGGGCAGGGCGCCGACGGGCGTCACCGGCTCGGTCCCTGGCGTTGACGGTGGGGCTTGCGGCGTGCCCGCCAGCACGCTGAACACAAAGTCGTTGTCGGGCCCGCCGTCCAGGTCGTTGCCCCGGGGCAGGACGTAGACGAGGTCGACGCGCTCGAGGCCGGCGCCGGGGGCGGGGCCGAAGGTGATGAGCTCGACGGCGTCCGACACGCACAGGGTGGAGCCGCCGCCGGTGGCGGTGGGCACCACCGCTCGGCCCGGGCTGAGCTCGGCCGTCATGGTGCCGGGCACCGCGGTGTAGTCCAGGCCCACGGTGCCGCCCGTCGGGCCCCACAGGGTGTTCATGAGGAGCCGGTCGAGCTCGGCGGCGTAGGAGCCCTGCTGGAGCCAGAGCGGCAGATGGCGGGTCATTCGTTACCTCCGGGAGAGGGCGTCGACGTCTTGGTCGGCCTGGGTCAGCAGTTGCACGAAGCTGGGCGGGGGCCGGCCCACGGTCAGGGTCACGTCTTCGCTGCCGTCGTCGCCGATGGCGTACTGGATCCCGAGCACCCGCACGGTGGTGCCCACGTCCAGGCGCCCCGAGCGGATAACCAGGGAGCACACGTCGCCCACACCTGGCGACCCGTAGGTGTAGGCCCCGGGCCGCATGGCCATGGTGTAGGACGGCACCAGGATGCCCTGGAGGGCCAGGTCGCCGGCCACCTTTTGGTCCAGGGTGGACTGGTTGGTCACGTCGGGGGCGTTGTCGGCCATCTGCCACAGGCCCACCGGCACCCGGGTCACGTCGTTGGCGTCGGTGTTCCACAGCTCGGAGAAAAGGGGCGGGGCGTCGGCCACGTCCGGGGCGCTCGAGCCCCCCACCACCCACACGTAGTTGGCGTAGCTGTCGGAAGTGACGGTCCTGGTCAGGCTGGAGATGGTCGAACCGTAGACCAGGCGGGGGTGGACGCGGTTGATGCCCTGGTAGGGGTAGAAGATGCGCAGCCGGTCCTCGCCCCCGCCCGGCCCGCCTCCGCCCGGGGCCACGTCGTAGTCGAATCCACCGCTGACCTTGGACAGCTGGTCCAGGGCCAGGCCGACCTGCTGGCTGGGCAGGTAGCTGCGGTCCCGCAGGGGCTGGCTGGGGTCGTCGGGCCCGGGCCGGGGGCTGCCGTCGGGGGCCACGTAGTCGAGGGCCAGGGGCAGGTAGGAGCCGGGGAAAAGCGAGGTGCCGTCGGCCGCCGAAGTGTTCTTGGCCGCCTCCACCAGGGTGGTGGCGATGCGGTCCTGGGCCACCTGGTCGAAGCGCAGCGCGGTGGGCAGCTGGCGGCGCTCGAGCATTTTCACGTAGTCGTAGGCCACGAAGGTGACGGCGTGGGCCTCCTCGGTCAGCTGGTCCTCGCCGTGGGCCACGATGCCCCGGAACATCTCCCGCTCGCCGTAGTACTCGTCCCAGCGGTAGGCCCGCACGTCGGTGATGAGCTCGCGGATGGCGGCGGCCTCGGGGGCGCGCCCGTCCAGGGTGAAGGTGAGGCTGGCCGCCGCGCTCCAGGGCTTCTCCAGCCGCCGCCCGTAGGCGCCGGTGAGCTGGGCCACCACCGGGCGGGGCCGGCCGGGGGCGAATTGGCGGGCCGAGGCGGTCAGCCGCCACCGGCCCCGGCCGGGCGGGACCGGCACCGACACCCGGGCCTCGGGTACCGATAGCTGACTGTCAACCTGCACGTCGGGGTAGCGCCCGGCCGGCCAGCCGCCAGGGTCGCTCACGTCAGCCCGTAATCTTGCGGCACTCCCGGCAGCGTCGATGACCGAGACGATTGCGGGTGGTGTTTTCTGGGGTGAACTCGTGGCCCCGTTTGCAATGGGTCTTGGCGGCGTTGCCGCTCGCGTAGCGGCCCCGGGCCACCATGTCCCTGGCGTTGTCCTTTTGGGTGCCCAGGTACAGGTGGTCGAGGTTCACGCACGGCGGGTTGTCGCAAGCGTGAAGGACGCGCATGCCCGCGGGGACCGGGCCACGGAACAGGATCCAGCCCGTCCGGTGTGCCGCAGTTGATTTGCCCTGATAACCGAAGTTGCCATAACCCATTCCTTGGCCTCGCTCGTCGGTGCCGAACCGAAATCGAGCGCCCGTCCATTCGGTGCAGCCCGTGACCGGGTCCGGCGACCCGACATGAGATAGCCAGAGGGTTCTGGGCGGGACTGGTTTTCCTTTTGCCCAGTAAAAAGTTCGTGGCATGATCCTTGTTATACATCTAGGTCAAAAAGCCGTCCTGCCAGTAGGCCACCAGCTTGGTGGCCGCGGTGGTGTCGTCGCCGTACAGGGCCATGACGTTGACCTCGGGCAGCACCGGTAGCACCGGCCAGCTTGCCTCCGAGGCGGCCCAGTCCACCCAGTCGAGCACGGGCAGGCCCCGGTCGCCGTCGTACCAGGCGTGCTTGGTGGCCGTGTCCACCTCCACGAAGTGGTTGGCGTCGATGCGGGTGCCGGTCATGAAGATGACGGCGAAGGTCTGGGGGGTGGTGGACAGGATGGTGGTGAACTCGGCCCTGGGGTTTTCCACCGGCCCGTAGAAGGCCAGCACGGGCCGCACCGCCACCAGCCCCGGGCTCATTATCAGGCCGGGCTCGGGGGCCATGGCCACGCCCTCGTAGACGCGGGGGAAGGTGAGGTCGTAGATGCGCCCGGGCAGGTCCGAGGCCCCCACCGTCGACGTCGACGTCTTGGTCACCGGGTCCCGGGTCACGGGGTCGGCCGCCACCCACTGCAACATGATGTTGCGCTGGTCGGCGCCGGCGATGGGCCAGGTGTAGTTGACCGGCCGCAGCGTCAGGGCCCGCTCGGCCGATCCCGAGCCCGTCGGGCGGTCCAGCACCCAGTGCAGCACGGGCCGGGCGGAGGCGACCATGAACCGGGCGAAGGCGGTGGCCACGGCGTCGATGACGGCGTCGGCCCCCTCGACGGCGGTGATGTTGGCCGACACCGTGCGGGCGCCCATGAACCGGGTGCGGTCGTCGGCCCCGTCGGCGTCGGGCCGGTTGCGCATGACCTCGCGCACCACCGGCCAGCCCAGGTCCAGCGAGGGGCAGAAGTAGCCGGCGGCCTCGTCCTCCAGGGCCAGGGTGTAGCCGTCCCATTCCAGCCACGCTCGGCGCGGGCAGCTGGTCATATGCCGGCCGTGGCCGCTACCCACGCCGCCCGCTTCATGAACACGTCGATGTCCAGTACCTCGGACAGCTCGAGGTGCTCGATGTGGACGGCGGGGGCGTTGCGGTTGGCGCCCACCTCGGGGGCGGGGGTGATGGCCTCGCCGGCGTGGGCGTAGACGAAGCCGGTCTGGGTGATGAGGCCGCCGGCTTGAAGATAGGGGACGCTGGGCATGCCGATGGTCTGGCCCCCGAAGTGGACGGGGCCGAGGTTGAAGGCGGGCAGGGTGAAGTGCAGGCTGTTCCAGCCCCGGATGATGGTGTTGATGACGCCTCTGAACTGGCTGGCCAGGAAGTTGAACGGGCTGCCCAGGGCGGCCGCGATCAGTCCGGGGACGCCCCGCAGGAAGCCGATCATGTTGTTGAACATGCCCACGACGGAGCTGTAGACGCCGCTCAGGTTGGCCGTCACCGCGCTCCAGATGCCCGACAGGGCGGCGCCGACCCGGCCCGGGACGCCCTTTATGAACCCGATGATGTTGTTGAACGTGGCCGCCACCGAGCTGTAGACGCTGGCCAGGTTGGCCGTGACCTGGTCCCAGATGCCGCCCAGGCTGGCGGCGATGCGGGCCGGGACCCCGGCCACATAGCCGACGATGCCGTCGAAGCGGGCCGCCACCGTCCGGTAGACGTCGGCCAGCCCGCCGGTGATGTTGCCCCACAGCCCGCTCGTCCACCCCTTGAGCTGGCCCGGCCACCCCTTGACCAGGCCGCTGATGTTGTCCCACACCCCGGCCACGGTGTGGTAGGCGGAGGAAATGCCCTTGGTGAGGTTGTCCCACAGGCCCGACAGCCAACTGCCGACCTGGGCCTTCCACCCCTTGACCAGGCCGGCGATCGAGTTCCAGTAGGAGCTGACGTTGTGGTAGGCGCCCTGGATATCGGTGGTGATGGAAGCGAAAATGTCGCCGATCTTTATGGACTTGAGCGAGCTCGAGATGATTCCGCTCACGCCCGAGAAGGCGCCCGAGAAGGCGTCGGTGACGGTGCCCTTGATGCCGCCCAGGGCGCTCGACAGGGCGCCTTTGGCCCCGCCGAAGGCGTCGGTCAGGATGCCCTTGGCCCCGCTGAAGGCGTCGGACAGGGCGCCCTTGGCCCCGCTGAAAGCGTCCTTGAACGTCTGGGTCAGGTCCAGGCCGGCGAAGGCGCTTGACACCGCCCCCTTGACGTCGCCGAAGGCGTTCGACACGGTGTTCTTAGCCCCGCTGAAGGCGCCGCCGATGGCGTCCGTGGCCCCGCTGAAGGCGCCGGTAAGGCTGGAGCCGACGCCCTTGACGGCCTCGGAGATCCTGCCCGGCAACCCGGTGAACAGGCCGACGACGTCGTTGATGAGCTGCTGGGCGCCTTTCTTGATGGTGTCCCAGTGGGTGGCGATCTGCTCCACGGCCAGGCCGAACGGCCCCGTCAGTATGCCCAGCAGCAGTTTCCAGTGGTCGGCGATCCAGTTGAAGGTGGCCTCGGCCGCGGCGGTGATGGCGGCGAAGGGGGCGCTGATCTTTTCGCCCACGCCCTTGAAGAAACCGGTGACGGCGTCGACCGCCTCTTTGGCCCCCTTGGTGATGTCGCCCCAGTGGGTGACGATCTGCTCCACGGCCAGGCCGAAGGGGCCGGTGATGATGCCCAGCAACAGGGGCCAGTTGGTCTTGAACCAGTTGAACACGGCCTCGGCGGCGGCGTTGATGCCGTCCCAGGCGGCCATAGCCACGTCTTTGATGGTGCCCCAGACCTCGCTCCAGTGGGTGACCAGCAGGTACACCGCCACCCCGATGGCGGCGATGCCGGCCACGATGAGCAGCAGGGGGGCGTTGGCCAGGTTCTCGGCCACGGCCTGGGCGATCTGGGCTTCCTTGAACACCTTGGACACGGCGGTCCCCGCCTCGATGGCGGCGCCCAGGCCGGTCATGGCCACCCCCGCGGTTTGCAGGGCGGGGCCGTACTTCTGGCCGAAGGAGGCGGCCACGTCTTCGATGTGGGTCTTCAGGGCCCTGAGCCTGCCGGTGAAGGTGTCCGAGGACGCCGCCGCCTGGCCCTTCAGCTTGTCGGCCAGGTCTTGCACCTCGGTGCCGGTGCCCTTGGTGGTGATCCCGAACTCCTTCAGCAGCTTGGTGCTGCCCCCGTAGGTCTTGGACAGCTGCTTGGCCGCCGTGCCCAGGCTGATGTGCTTGGCCGCCGCCAGGTCCGAGGCGATGCCCAGCATCTGGAGCGCCTTTTGGGGGTCGCCGGTGGCCTGGGTCAGGGTGCGCAGGGCGTCCTGGGTGCCGGCGGCCGACGTCCCGTATTTCTCCTGCGCCACGATGGCTTGTTCGACCTGTTTCTCGTAGTCGTCCCACGAGCCCCCGGTGGCGGCGATGGCCGCCTCCAGCTGCTGGCGGGCGGCCTTGTCCTTGTCGCCCATGGCGGTGAAGGCGGAGCCGATGCCGAGCAGGGCCCCGCCCGCTCCCATGAGCACGCCACCGATGGTCTTGCCGTGTTCCTCGATCTTGGTCAGGGCCTCGTCCACGGTGGCCAGGGCGTCACCGAAGGGCCCGAGCACCCCCGTCTTGTTGAGCGTGCTGAGCACGCCCGAGAAGGTCGAGTGCAGCGACTTGCCGGCCTCTTCGGCCTTCTTGCCGGCGTCGCCCATCGACTTGGACAGGCCGGTGATGTCGCCGACGATCCGGACGATAATGCTAGGCCCGGCCACGGGTCCTAGTGCCTCCTAGCGGCGATGGCGGCTTGTTTTTTGAGCTCCCGGGCCTCGCGCTCCATGTAGCGGACGAAGGCGGCGTACTCGTCGTCGTCCAGGGCCTCGACCTCGGCCGGGGTCATCCGCCAGTAGCGGCAGAAGGTGGCGAGGTTGTCGAGGAGCCGGCGTCTAAAGGGTTGTGCGGCCCCGGCTGGCCCATGAAGTCGATCTCCACGTCGGCCGCCTCCTCCCACATCTCACCGGGGTCGATGTCCTCGCTCCGCCGCCCCGCCCGCCGGGCCTCCCGGTACAGCTCGGCGAAGGCGAAGACCTGAAAGCGCACCGGGAAGTCGGCGTCGTCGGCCAGCAGCTCGGTCATAGTCCGGCCGCTGGCCTTCTCCAGCGCCCGCAGGCCGGCGGGTGAGATGCGCAGCGACAGGCTGGCCGAGGTGATCTCGTGGATCTCGGGGATCTCGGCCATCATCGGGACCTCGGGGGCGGGGGTTTCGTCGGTCATGGTTTATGGTGCCACCCCCGCCACCCAGGCGGTGCCGTCCCAGTAGGCGTTGCCGTCCGTGCAGGCCACGTGGCTGCCAGTCGCCCACGGCGTCAGCGGGTTGGCTACCACCGGGTTGCTGGTCAGCTGGGCCACGGTGGGCGTCTCGGCCCCCGAGGGCCCGAAGTCGCCGGGGCCGCCCACGACCTCGTCGGCGGTGGCGGCCGGCGGCGCCATGTAGGTGAACCCGCCCGGCAGGGTGCTCGGGCCCGACGGCGTGGCGACGGTGACGTCGAAGGCCACGGCCGGGCCGGAACCTTCGGGCAGGCTCCCGGGCGGGGTGGTGCAGGTGATGGCGGTGTCGCTGGTCACCACCACGTTGGTGGCCGGGGTGGCGCCGAAGGTGACGGCGGTGGCCCCGGTGAAACCGGTGCCGGCTAACGTAACGGGCTCGGCGCCGGCGACCGAGCCCGAATTAGGGGTTACCGAGGCCAGTAGTGGTGGAGCGGCCGTGTAGGTGAACATGCCCACCCCGGTGCCCGTGCCCGTGGGCGTGGTCACCACCACGTCGACCGGTCCCGGCGCCGTGGCCGCCGGGGTGAGGCAGGTGATGGTGGTCGTCCCCACCACCAGGTTGGTGGCGGCGGTGCCGTCGAAGGTGACGTCGGTGGCCCCGAACAGGTTGGAGCCCTGGACCGTCACCGCCGTGCCGCCCGCTTCGTCGCCGGTGCCCGGGCTCACGCCCATGATGGTGACCGTCTCGTCGGTGACCCGGTAGGGGGCGCCGGTCATGATCCAGTCGATGTCGACGTTGGACGGGCTGCCGGCGTCCCCCCCGAACAGGGTGTAGGGCTGGGGGATGCAGGTGCCCTCGAAGCTCGGGTTGGTGGGCGAGATGGGCCGCGACGCGTAGGGCCGCACCCGGTAGCTGACCGGGGTGCCGGCCAGCTCGTAAGCGGCCAGGGCGGCGGCCAGGGTGTCGTCGGTGGCGCCGGGGTCGAAGCTCTGCAGGAAGGTGGCGGTGAAGTGCCACTTGACCGGGCCCGGGTAATCCTGGACGCCGCAGAACGTCGTCACCGTGATGGGCGAGTTCTCGGGGGTGAGCTCGATGTGCTCGCATAGGCACCGGAGGTTCGCCTCGCCCAACTGGACGTAGGCGTCGGTCATCATGACCGGGGTTGCGACTGGCTCGACCGGGTCGGGCATGAATGGCTCCTTTAGGTGGTGGCGGTGTGGCTCCAGCCGAAGCCGTCGACGGTGCCGGTCACGGTCCGTTCGGCCTGGGCGGGGAACTGGGTTTCCAGCGTGCTGGTGATGGGCCCGACGTAGCGTCCCTCGGGTATGTAGGGCCGGCTCGGCGGCCAGCCGCCGTACTCCACCGGGCCGAAGTAGATGACGTTGGAGTACACGTCGACGGTGACGGTGCCGTCGTCGCCGTACAGGGGGGCGTCCACGGCCAGGCTGGACGCCAGCGTGCCGGTGATGACGGGCAGGCGGGCGGCCCCGCCCGACACGATGGCGTTGCCCGCTTGCTGGGCCTTGGCCGCCAGGTCCTGGTTGATGGCCACCGACAGGCGCCCGACGTCGGTGACGAGCTCGTCCATGCCCTCGAGCTCGGCGCCCGGCTCGGCCATCAGATCGTCACCCGCTGATAGTTGACTATCGACGGGGTGGCCCGGGGCGGGACCTGGAGCTGGGTGCGCACCTGGATACGGGCGGCCAGGTAATTGGTCTTGGCGATGGTGAACACCCGCGGCCCCGACACCTGCGCCCACTGCCACGAGGCCGGGTCGGTGGCCAGCCGGGCCAGCACGAAGGCCACCAGCTCCTCGAGGTGGCCGATGCCCTCGCCCGGCATGAGCCGGGACGCCACGGCCATGACGGCCAGGTGCCCGACGAACACCACCTGGCCGGCGGTGGTGTCGGGGGTGGCCCAGGGCTCGTCCCAGCCCAGCATGAGGGCGGGCGGCTCGATGGCGTCGACCAGCGACACCAGCACGCTCGGGTCGGAGTGCTCCACCGGGGCCAGCACGGCGGCCAGTTTCTCCCTGACGTCGAGGAGGTTCATGCCGTCCACCTCATGCGATGCCGAACCGGGCCCGCAGGGGCAGGAGGGCGGCGCTGTGGCGCTCGAAGCCCGACGCCGGCGCCGTCATGGTGCCGATCTGGGCGAAGCCCACGCCGCCGTTGTAGGTGGCCGGCGCCTTGTACCACTCCACCGCCCGGTTGACGTTCGTCCTGCCGATGATGGGCGGCAGCGGGTAGACCATGGGGCCGGCGTCGACCAGGAAGTGGTCGATCTCGGTGGCCGCCGCCTCCAGGCAGTCCTCGAGCACCTGCTCGTTGTCGGGCGTGACCCTGATGTCGAGGGCGTCGGCCAGCTGGGCGGCGGTGGCGTAGGCCATCAGGTGCCCGGTGTCCCCGGTTTGGGTTGGGCGTGGTGGTTGCGGCGTTGGGCCGGTGGTTGAGCGGCGCCGGCTTGGCGCAGCGGCGGGTCGGCGGCAATGCCCGGGGCCCAGGCGGTGCCGTCCCAGAAGGCGTTGCCGTCCGTGCAGGCCATGTGGCTGCCCGTCGACCAGGCCGTGAGCGGGTTGGCCACCACCGGGTTGGTGGACAGCTGGGCCACGGTGGGGGTTTCGCACCCGCTGGGCAGGAAGTCGCCCGGCCCGCCCGGGACCTCGGTGGCGGCGCTGGCCGGCGGGGGGGTAACGGGCGGGCCCAAGATCCCTGGTGGAAGCGATTGGTCGTAATAGGTGGCGATGGTGCGCAGAAGGTCGCTCATGGTGCCTCCTCTCAGAGGGGGTAATCGAAGCTGTACTGGACAAAGTCGTTGCTAAAGCCGAGGGGCGTCTGGACCCTCACTACACAGATGTTGGCGCCGGGCAGATATGGGGTGAGGCAGTCGATGTAGTCGTTCCCGCTCTGGTCGGGGTTCGCGGTCACGACGACGTCGGTGCAGTCCTCGTCGACGCCGTTGCTGAACCAGACCCGGGTCGTGCCGGCGTACCACGTCCCGGTGATGCGGATGGGGTTCTGGTTCTGCATCGGCCCGTGGTTCGGGTCGACCGACGTGACCGTCGGCGGGCCGGGCGTCGGCGGGGCGGTGTAGGTGAAGGCGTTGTCGAGCCGCCCGCTGCCGCTCGGGGTGAAGACCTCACAGTGGCAGGGCCCGGCGGCGTTGTGGACCGGGACGTTGCAACGGAGTGAGGTGGCGCTGTCCACGACGATGCCGGTCGCATCGTTGACCCCGAACTGAACCCGGGTGGCCCCGCTGAAGTTCGTGCCGGTGACGGTCACTGGTGTGGTGACCGTGTACCGGCCGCTGTTCGGGTTGACGCCGGTCACGGTGGGGGGAGGCGGCGGGGCGTCGCTGTAGGTGAAGCCGCCTATCAGGTCGGCCCGGCCCGAGGGGGTATGTACGGTCACGTCGCCGGTCATGGCGGGCTTGTTCGGGATGGTGCAGGTGACGCTGGTGTCGCTCTCCACGATGAGGCTGCCGCACAGGCTGCCGCACACGTAGACCTGCGTGGCCCCGGTCAGGTTGGTGCCGGTGAGCCGTATGAGCGTCCCCGCCGCCGGGTTGACGACGGTGTTGGGCACGACCGAGGCCAGGGTGGCCGGGTCGTAGTAGGTGAAGGCGGCGGGCAGGGTGCCGGTGCCCTCGATGGTGGTGACCGACACGTCGACCGGCCCGTCGGCCTCGGTGCCGGCTGGCGTGACGCAGTTGACCGTCGTCGGGTTGGCCACGATCACGTCGGTGGCCGGGTTGGGGCCGAACATGACCGAGGTGGCCCCGGTCAGGTTGGTGCCGGTGATGACGACGGGCGTGGCGCCTGCACTCGGGCCGGTGGCGGGGTTGACGGCGGTCACCGCCGGCGGTGGCACCGGGGTGTCGGTGTAGTGGTAGCCCGAGGCCAGCGTCCCGGTGCCGCCGGGGGCGACCACCGTCACGTCGGCCCACCCGAGCGCCCCCGCCGGGGTGACGGCGGCGAGCTCGGTGTCGCTGTTGACCACGACGCCAGTGGCCGGGTTGGCGCCGATGAGCACTTCGGTGGCGCCGGTGAAACCGGCGCCGGTGATGACCACGTCGGTGGCGCCGGCGGGCAGGCCCTCGTCGGGGCTGATGGCGGTCACCGTTGGCACCGGGAGCGGGGTGTCGGTGTAGGTGTAGCTGGCGGGCAGGGTGCCGGTGCCGCCCAGCGTCGTGGCCGACACGTCCACCGTCCCCAGCGTGCCCGCCGGGGCCACGCACGTGACCCGGGTGTCGCTGCGCACCACGATGCTGGTGCCCGGGTTGGGCCCGAACAAGACCGAG